ATGATCGGGATGGATTGGGGTCAGAAGAGAATTATTTCTGGAAAACAGCGAAAGAACGCAGTGAAGTTGAAGAAAAAGAGGAAAGAAAACCGTTTGACCCGAAAATTGAACCAGAATTAGGATGAAAAACGTGAAAAATGCTCATATGGGGCAACATTTACTCCTTGAAGTGTATAATGTGCCCTTTGACAAATTAAATGACTCTGAAAAAATAGAAAAAACAATGCTAAGAGCAGTTGAAACCGAAGGTTTGACTGTTCTTAACACTTTTACTCATCAATTTGAACCCTATGGTGTGACTTCACTCATATCTTTAGCAGAAAGTCACCTTTCTTGTCATACTTGGCCAGAAAAAGGGTGTGTAGCAATCGATATTTTTACTTGTGGGAGCAAAAATCCACGTAGTGTAGCGTGGTGGATACTCAATTACTTTGATACTGATGATTACGTTATGAATGATTATGCAAGATAGGGTATAAATAAATCTAAAAGCATTAATAATGGCGATTAATCGTAAATCTAGAGCATTTAAGGATATTAGTTTGTCTTTTTCACCACATCCAGTGACGAAAGACCTCCCCGTGCTTTCAAATGAGCGAGCAATCATAAGATCAGTGAGAAATTTAGTTGAAACCATACCTACGGAAAGGTTTTTTAACCCAATTTTAGGTACAGATGTTCGTGATACCTTATTCGGTAATTATGATCGTGCTGAAGTAATGATGCTTGAAGATCAAATTCGTGAAACTTTGGGTAATTTTGAACCTAGAGTCAGTAATGTTGGTGCTACTGTTAAAGCTAGACCAGATGATAACAATTTAGATATTACTGTATTTTTTGATATAAATGGATTAGATATACCAACACAAACATTTTCTTTTATTTTAGAACCAACGAGATAATATGCCCTTTACACAGTTTACAAGTTTAGACTTTGCAGAAATCAAAGCACAAATAAAAGATTTTCTTCGTTCAAATTCAAATTTTACTGATTTTGATTTTGAAGGTTCTAACTTTTCAGTTTTACTTGATACTTTAGCTTATAATACATATATCAATTCATTTAACGCTAACTTAGTTGCAAATGAATCTTTTTTAGACTCTGCAACTATAAGAGAGAATGTAATATCACTTGCAAGAAATATTGGTTACGTACCCCGTTCAAAAACCGCTGCAACAGCATCAATTCGTATAAGTGATGTAAATGTCGGACCGACAAATGATAGCACTACAAAGTTTCTTACGTTACGTTCAGGTCTTGTTTGTGTTGGTAGTGCAGAAAATACAACTTATCGTTTTTCAATACCAGATAATATAACTTCAACAAGAATTAGAGATATAGGTGGTACATCATTTGCTCAATTTGATGATCCAATCATAGTTCATGAGGGAACTCTTCTTCAAAGAGTTTATCGTGTAGATACCTCAACAGATCAAAGATTTATTATTGATAGTCCAAATATTGACAGCTCAACACTCAGAGCATTTGTATCAGGTCCTGCTGATGTTACTATTGGAAGAAAATATAGTATGGTTGATAATATATTAAATATTGATAAAAATTCTGAAATATTTTTAGCACAAGAAGTTCAAGACGAAAAATATGAAGTATTATTTGGTGATGGTTTATTTGGTCGTAAATTAGAAAATAATTCTGTTATCACAGTCAGATACATTGTTACTGATGGTGAAACTGGAAATGGTGCATCTAACTTTAGTTTTCAAGGAACATTTACAAAAAGCGATGGAACAATATTTACACCCTCTGATAGTGTTTTAGTAACTACCGTTTCAAACGCTTCTAATGGTGCTGAAGTTGAAGATGTGTCGTCTATTAAGTATTTTGCTCCAAGACTTTATTCAGCACAATATAGAGCAGTTACACCAAGGGATTACGAAGCTATAATTGGTACAATTTTCCCTCAAACTGAATCTGTTTCTGTTGTTGGTGGAGAGGAATTAGACCCACCACAATTTGGTAAAGTTCAAATTAGTATTAAACCAAAAAATGGAACATTTGTATCAGATTTTGATAAGTCTCAAATTAAAAATAAATTAAAGAGTTACGCTATCGCTGGTATAAATTCTGAAATAGTTGACTTGAAAATACTATATGTGGAAATTGATACGACTGTTTACTATAACTCTTCACAAATTGCATCAGCGACAAATTTAAGAACTGGAATTATTAACTCTTTAAATGAATACGCTTCTAATGTAGAGATTAATAAATTTGGTGGAAGATTCAAATATAGTAAAATTAATACTCTAATTGATCGTGTAGATAATGGAATTACTTCTAATATTACAAAAGTGATTGTTAGAAGAGACTTAAAAGCACTTTTAAATCAATTTGCACAATATGAATTATGTTATGGTAATAAATTTAATATTAATCCTGCTGGATATAATATAAAAAGCACAGGATTTACTATCAGTGGTTTTAATGATACTGCATATGTTACTGACGTTCCTAATAAAAATGCTAGTGGTGGTTTAGATGGCAGTAATATGGGAACACTTAGTGTTGTCACTAAAAACAATAGGGGAGAACAAAGAGTTATTGTTAAGGATGCAGGTGTTGTTGACTATAAAAAGGGTGAGGTAATATTAAACACAATTAATATCACATCGACAGTTAATGATAATAATATTATTGAGGTTCAGGCATTTCCTGAATCTAATGATGTAGTAGGATTAAAAGATTTGTATCTTAGTTTTGATGTATCAAAGAGTACAATAAATACTGTTAAGGACGTAATCGCTTCAGGTGAAGATATTTCAGGAGTTGTATTTACCAGAGATTACTATACATCAAGTTACTCTAATGGAGATTTAGAGAGGAAATAATTTATGTCAAATATTGACAAAAGAATACAAGTCAATACGATCATTGAGAATCAGTTACCCGACTTTGTGGTATCTGATTTTCCTAATGCTACTGAGTTTTTAAAACAATATTATATTTCTCAAGAGTTTCAAGGTGGTCCTACTGATATAATTTCTAATTTTGATCAATATTTAAAATCAGATAACTTAGTACCAGAAGTCGTTGTAGGTGTCACAACTACCTCTGCTGGAATATCAACCACTGACACTATCATAACTGTACCCAGTACAAAAGGTTTTCCATCTGAGTATGGACTACTTAAAATAGATGATGAAATTATTTCTTATACTGGTATTACATCTACAACCTTTACTGGATGCATTCGTGGATTTAGTGGCATTACAGGTTTTAATGTTGGTGTTTCATCATCATTGCTTGATATAAATCGTGAAAGTTTAAAATTTGATCAAACTACAGCAACATCTCATGCCTCTGGTTCAACTTTAACTAATCTATCTGTATTATTCATTCAAGAGTTCTTCAAAAAATTAAAGAAAACTTTTTTACCAGGTTTAGAAAATAATGATTTTGCACCGAATTTAGATGCTGGTAATTTTTTCAAGTTTGCTCGTTCATTTTATCAGTCAAAAGGAATTGAAGAATCAATAAGAATTTTATTTAAAGTATTGTATGGAGTAGAATCAAGAGTATTAGATTTAGAGGGTAATTTAATAAAACCATCGGATGCTGAATTCATACGTCGTGAAGTAGTAGTCGCTGATGTCATTGGAACTGGTGAACCTCAAAACTTAACAGGTCAAACGATATTTAAATCAACTGACACATCTACGAATGCATCAGTATCAGAGGTTGAAATACTTAAAAGAGAGGGTAGAGATTATTATAAAATTGCATTATTTGTTGGATTTAGTGACCGTGACCTAATTGAAGGTGTATTTACAGTACCAGGTAATACAAAAGTACTTAGTAGCGTATCTGCTGGATCTTCAATTATTGATGTAGATTCAACTGTAGGTTTTGGTACTACTGGAACTGTAATTAGTGGTGCAAATTCTGAAATAAATTATACATCAAAATCTTTAAACCAGTTCTTTGGATGTACTGGAGTAGGAGTTAATATAAACGCTGCAGATAATCTTAGAGCAAATGAAACAATTTTTGGATTTGAAAATGGAGATTTATCAAAAAGAGTTGATTTAAGAATTACTGGTGTATTATCAGAGTTGATTCCTATTACTGATATAACCTTAATTAACGAGGGTGAAAATTTCTTCGTAAAAAATATTGGTGAAAAAATTGAAAATGATGGTAAAAATTATAAACAAATATTTGCCAACTCATGGATTTATAATACAAGTTCAAGATTCCAAGTCGAAATTCCTATTGGTGGTTCAACCTTTACTTTAAAAACTCCTATTGATAAATCATCTCTTAAAGTCGGTGATAGATTTGATATATTAAAGAGAAACGAACAATCCGTTGCTGGTAGTGGTACTGTTGCAAGTATTAATACTGGTTTAAATCAGATAACAGTATCTAATATCGCTGGATTTACTCAAGATCCAAATCAATTATATGATATTCGTAGAAAAATAGAAAAAGCAACAAGTTCAGGTGTTAATATTGCTCAAGGAAATGATAATATTATTGCAGATACTTTAAGTGTTTACACTGATGGAAATACTGATGGGTATGTTGCATCAAACTCTTTACCAAGTTATGATATTACCACCAATATAATTGAGGAAACTCTTACAGGAGGAACTGCTGCTGGATTAGATGCATTTAATCCTTTAAATGATAGATACAGTTTTATTAATTTTAATTTAGGTAGAAATGTTAAATTTATTCAAGGTGATCCTGTTACTTACTTACCTGAAGGTGATGGACTAATTGGATTAGATACAGGTAGAACTTATTTCGTTGATCCTGTCATACCAGATGATCCTAGTCAAGATATTACAAAAATTAGAATATTTAATTCTACAGCACAGATTGGTTCTGCAAGCACAGTACAAATCGGACCAACCACATCCACTACAGATGTTCATAGATTCGTATTAGAAAAACATAAAAGTAGAACTTTAGATGCGGATAAAATATTAAGAAAAATTCCATTATCACAAAACTTATTTGTTAGTTCAAATCAAGACATACCTACAAATGATATTGGTATTTTAATAAATGGTGTTCAAATTCGTTCACCTATTTCTGATAATCAAATATATTTTGGACCTTTAGAATCAGTTGACTTATTAAATGCTGGAAGTGGATATGATGTAGTAAATCCTCCAATCGTTGGAATTGAAACAAGTACAGGGATTGGTGCTGCTGTTGAACCAATATTACAGGGAACAGTTAAAGAAGTATTTGTAGATCCTCAAGATTTTGATATTGATCAGATAACAAGTATTTCATTAACAGGTGGTAATGGAAGTGGGTGTGTATTACAACCAATATTAGGAACTAGAAATAGAGAATTATTATTTGATAGTAGAGATGTATTTTTCAATGGTGGTGTTGATATTGTAAATGAAACTATAACTTTTAAAACAAACCATAGTTTAGTTGACGGTCAATTAGTTTATTATGGATCAAACGGAAATAATCCAATAGGTATTGGAACTGCATATGATTTATTGAATCAAGTAGACGGTACATTATCAGATGGTGCTCCATATTATATAAGATCAGTAAATCCCTCTACAGTAAGATTATTCAACACACCAACAGATGCATTATTTGGAACTGCTGGTATAAACACTATTGGGTTATCTACAGACACCGCTGCAAGTGGTATTCATAAATTTTCAACTGAAAGTAAAAACACTTTGGTTGCCATTAAGGTGTTAGAAGAGGGATCTGGTTATACTCATCGTAAATTAAGAGTAAAACCTATCGGTATATCAACATCATTAAATGTTGTAACTTTTAAAAATCATGGATTTAATAGTGGTGAAATTGTAGAATATTCTGCGGAAACCACACCAATACAGGGATTGAGCACGACATCTTCATATTATGTTCATAAATTAACAAATGATACATTCCAATTAGCAGATGCTGGAATTGGTGGAACTTCAATTGTTAATTTCAATAGAGGTAATTATGTAAATTTTGCATCTTCAGGTGAAGGATTCCAGATATTTAATTTCCCTCAAATAAAAGTTAACATTGATGTATCCTATGGTTCAACAATAACAGGTGATATTGTAGCGACTCCTGTAGTTACAGGTGAATTAATCGGTGGTTATCTTTATGAGGAGGGTACAAACTATGGTTCTACTACTCTTGATAAAGAAGTTGTACCTAAAGTTGAGATTCAAAATGGTAAATTTGCTGAATTTAAACCCATTATTGTAAATGGTAGAATACAAGATGTTGCAGTTGTAAACAGAGGTAGAGAGTATAATTCTAGTCCAGAGATTAAAGTTATATCAACAGGTGTTGGAGCTGGTGCTGTTGTTCGTCCAGTTGTGGAAAATGGTCAAGTTATAGATGCTATTGTTACAAATCCAGGTATTGGATATAGTAGCATATCAACTGAAGTTAGATCGTTCTCAAGAGGTATTGGTGGAAAATACGTTGCAAGAGTAAGAAGTTTAACTTTAAATAATACACATAGATTTGGTGATTCATTTTTATCTACAAAAGAGGATAGTTTAAGATTCAGTATATTAGGTTATTCTCAAGATATTGCAAATAACTTTGAAAATACATTTACAATTAATTCAAATGGTGAATTTAATCAAATAATAGGTCATTCACCTATCGTAGGTTGGGCATATGATGGTAATCCAATTTATGGACCGTTTGGATATTCTGATCCTACTAATATAAACTCAGATTTAAAAATAATAACATCATCGTATGTAACGGATATTAATAGAGTCACTAATCGTCCAGCTGGGTATTCAGCAGGATTTTTTGTTGAAGATCACGTATATAATGGAACAGGAGATTTAGATATTCATAATGGTAGATTTACAAAAACACCAGAATTTCCAAATGGAGTTTATGCATACTTCTCAACTGTTGGATTAGGAACTGGAACAAATAAATTAGAAGGAAAATATCCATATTTTATTGGAAACACTTATCGTTCACCATTCATTGCAGAAAACCAAATATTAAATCAAGATTTTGATTTCAACAATTCAGGTCTTAGAAGAAATACATTCCCATATAGTGTTGATGAAAAATTCTCTGGAAATGATTTTGTTACTGAATCTTATGAAAAAATAAGACAAATTTCTAAAATTGAATCTGTAACTAAAGGTGGAGTCGATGGATTTACTATTTTAAATGGTGGTACGGATTATAAGATTGGAGATATTACAGATTTTGATGATGAAGGCACAAATGGATCTGGATTCCGTGCACAAGTAGATGAAATTGTTGGTATTGGAATTTCTCGTATTGATACAACTATTAACACATTTGAAAATGCTGTTTTCACTTGGAATAACTTTAATGAAGTAACAGCTCAGTTTTTACCGTTTATGGAATTAAATGATCAATCATTTGTATCCATATCTGGTTTGAGTAGTTCTATTGTAAATTTAACTAATTCATTTAAAGTTGGTGTCAAAACAGATTCAGTAGGACTTGCAAAAACAATGACTATTGGTGCTGCAAATGGTTTAATACAAGATATTTTTGTGGACAAATTGCCATCTAATGTTGCAATCGGTGGTTCGATAAAAATTGGTTCTGGAAACGTCGCAGCAGATGCTGATGTAGAAACTGTAAGAGTATTAGATGTATTTGGTGTTCAAAAAGTAATAAGGATATTAAGACATACAGGTATTGCACACACTGCTGGTTCTAACGTTGATGGACTCAACAATACTATTAGTATTCCAGTCAAAACTACAAAGTTTGATTCAGAACCAAATGATATAATTTATTTTAACGGACCTCAATCAGTAGGTGTGGGAACTACAAATGGTGGTGCAATAGATGTAAATACATTCGTTGGAGACTTAAAAGAAGTAGTATCAATACCAACAAGAACAATTCGTATTCCAAATCACCCATTTAGTACAGGTCAAAAAGTTACTTTAAATAAAAGAAATGGTGCAAACAGATTTGATGTAGGCAGTACACCTTTAGTAACTGAATTTAAAGTACCTCACATAGGACAAAATTCTCTTGATGTTTATATTATTAACAAAGGAAAGGATAACATAGGTATTTTAACTACTAGAGTTGGAATAGGAAGCACAAGTGAAGGTTTATATTTTTACAGTAACGGATCAAATTCAGGAATTTCTTCAGGATTATATTTCTTCCAAACAGATAGTAAAAAGATAACTGGTGATATTGATAAAATTTTGACTACAGTATCAACAAATGTGTCTGCAGCAAATACAACAACACATAATTTAGTTGAAGGTGATACAATTAAAATGAATGTAGTTCCTAGTTTAAATGTTGGAAATGGAACTACAACTCCTGTATCTGTTAATTATAATTCAGAATTTGAAAAATTAATTATTGATCCAATATTATTTACAGCATCTAATGTTGAAACTAATCAAATTAACATAGTCAATCATGGATTTGAAACTGGAGATAAAGTATTTTATGATGGTGCTGCAACTGGACTAAGTACAGGAACATACTTTGTTAATAGAGTTAGTAGTAGAAGATTTCAACTTTCAGAAACAATTCTAGATATTAATTCAAATCCAGTTAGGACTGTTAATATTACAGCGAATACTGGAGGGAATCAATCAATTGGATTAATTAATCCAAGAATAGATGTAGTTAGAAATTCAAAATTAAATTTTGGACTAACAAGTAGTACGTTATTAGATTTTGACTTTAAATTATTCTACGATAGAAATCTTACTAATGAATATTTAAGTTCACAAGATTCAAGCTCATTTAATGTTGGAACTGGTGGTACAATAGGTATTGGTACAAATAATACTGATCCAATTGGAGCTGGTCTAACTGTTCAATACTCAGCATCTACACCTGGTACATTATATTATGGTTTATCAAAAGGTGGTTTCATAAGCACTGCAGATACCGAAGTATCAAATTATTCTGAGATTAGATTTATTGATAGTAAATATAATGGTGAATATAAGATATTTAATGTTACTGCAGACACTTTTGATATTTCACCAAAAGTTCCTGAGTTTTTAAGTTATACTTCAGATGATTGTGATAAACTAGAATACTCCACAAAATCTACAAATGTTCACGGTTCTATTAAAGATTTAACTATATTATCACCAGGTTTTAATTATAAAAAATTACCACAATTTAAAAAGGTTATAAGTGAAAATGGAACTGATGCTAATATAATTGCATCCTCTAGATCTATTGGAAGAATTAAAAAAGTAAGAATAGTAGATATTGGTTACGAATATTCTTCAGATAAAACATTAAGTCCAGAGGCATTTATATCACCTGTTGTCAATATTGATAATCTTGACATTATTGATTCAGTTAATATTGTGAGTGGTGGTGCAGACTATATGAGCACACCTAATTTAATCGTATTCAATCCCATATCAAACACTGTTGTTGATACACTTTCACTACAACCATTTACACCAAACCAAACAATATCTAGAGTTGATGTATTATCACCTGTTACTGGTTTAGATTCAGTTGTACACAAGATAATTTCAATAAACAATTCAAACGGTGTTGGAATTAATTCAGTACAAATTAGTAATTCAGGTATTGTTACTTGTTTCCTTGAGACTCCTATAAATGGATTTGATGACCAACCATTTGCAACTGGAGACCAAATTTATGTTGAAGGTATTCAAAGAGTCGGTGAAGCAGGAATCGGTGCCACACAGGGTGGTATATCAACATCTACAACTATAGAAGGAACAGGTTACAATTCTGATAATTATAATTATCAATTCTTTGACGTAGAGGAGTATGTTATTGGAACACAATGTATAGTAAAGTTCAGTACAGCAGGTGTTACAACAAATCCTGGTATCGCAAAAACATTCCAATCAGGATATGCAACTTTAGTAAACAAGAAAAAATATCCTGTAATTGAACCAGTTCAATCAAGAGGTTTATTTGAACTAAAAGAAACTTTGATTATTGATAATATTATAACTGATTTAAAAGTTATTGAGGTAAGAAATGATTATATTAAAATTGATGGTAAGTATAAAATTAAAAAAGGTGATCGAATCAAAGGTGAATTAAGTAACGTATCTGCTGAAATCACGAGTATCGTAGATAATCAAGCTAAATTTACAACTGAATTTTCTAACAGACAAGAATATGGTTGGTTAGATGATATTGGTAAATTAAATGAAGATTATCAAGTTATACCAGATAATGATTACTATCAAAACTTGTCTTATACAGTTAAGAGTTCAATTGAATGGGAAAAATTTGTAAATCCAGTAAATCGTTTAGTTCACCCATCTGGTCTTAAGAATTTTTCTGATACTGCAATCACATCAAATCTTGCAGTTGGTTTTGGTAGTGTTCGTGAATCAAATCAATCTGTTGTATTAGATGTTGGTAATGTACTTGAACTTAATGATAAACAAAGAGTGGATGCAATCAATAATTTTGATTTTGCTAGAGACTATGATACTAGAGTTAATGGTTCTAAATTCTTAACTATTAAAAATAGAACTTTAACTGATTTTACAAGATGTAAAACAAATAGAGTTTTACTACATGATGATATCAGTGATGGTTTCTCTAGTGATGGATTTGAAAGTACAAATACAGTTATTGAACCATTAATAGAGGACTTTGGAAACTATCTTATACAAATTGTTGACCCTGATACTTTTGATACACAGTTTACTGAGTTAGTTACGTTAACAACTGAAAATAATGCATTTATTCTTGAAAAGAATACTGATTTTACAACTCTTAAATTAGGAGATTTTGACACTGAGATATTAGCAACAGGGACTAAAAATCTTTTATTTACACCGACAGAGGTGTTTCTTAAAGATCATGACATTAAAATACTCAAGATTGATTTTAACACAGATTTAACAGGTATTGGCACAAATGGTATTGGAAGTGTTGATTTAACAGGTGTGAATGCTGGTGTCGGTTCTACAACAGTTGGATTCACCACTTCATCTATAATTGAAGTTCCAACATATGATTTTAATTCTTTATATGCATCAATATTTGTTCAGGATAGTGTAACTAAAGAAATTAATTATAGTGAAGTCATAGTTGATTATGACGGTACAGATACAACAATAGCTGAAACATATATTGATACAAAATCTGGATTAAGTAATAGTGTTGTAGGTGTAGTAACTGCAAGAGTCGAAAATAATCTTGTTAAGTTACAAATAGAAAATGATAGAGTTAATACACTCGATGTTAGATCAAATATTGTTGGATTAGGATCAACTGCCTCTGGGATTGGTACTTTTAGATTTTCAGTCTCAGGGCAACCTGCTGGTGCTGAAAGAAGTGCAAGATTAGAATCTGGATATGTTACTGGAACTGCAAGTACGATAACTTACGCAACATTAAATAAATTAATTGATAGTAGTGTAAAATCTTTAGTCAGAGTCTCTTGTGGAGAGACATCAGCAGTTCATCAAGTTATATCAATTCGTGATGT